TTTTATATTCCAAGCCGAACAGTGCGTTCAAACCTGGCTCTAGTTCTTTAACTAGTTGTGATCGTGATATTGCCATTTTTGTTCTCCTATTCTAGCTTTACGATTGTAGCTCAATTAGATTAGCAACTACTACTACAGATCTGAAAGCCGCATTTTCATCGTTTTCAGGATCTTCAGCAGATCTTAATAATCTCCATGAAGCTGCATCAGCACTTGTGTCTCCAATATCTAGTGTAGCTGAAGACTTACCAGTAGTTGTACTACCAGCTGTTGTATTCATGTCATACGTTTCTAGATATCCAGATTGAGCGCAAGCAGCATCTGTTGCTACTACATATTGTTGTTGTGGGTTATCGAATACAAATGCATCGATATCTTCCGAGTTCGCAGGTGTTACTTGCACGTAATGATTTGCAAACGTTGGCTTTAAAGTTGTAGCCGCGTTGTAAAATATTCCGTTAAGTACTCCTAAAACTGGAGCATCAGTTGTCTGACCTCCAATTATGTAACCTGCACTAGAAGCAACTGCTTCACCGTGATATACAGTGGTAGCATAACCCGCATCGATTTTGTATTTGCCCTGACCAGAAGTCGCTGGTGTTGAACCAAGCGTTCCTGCAGGAACCAAACCAAAACCTTGTGTGTTTCTATTTGCCATAGTTGTTTCTCCTTATGTACCTGCCCCGAAGGGCCTCCAGTACGGTTTTATTAATTCAGTGATTAGAAAAATTATTTTTTCGTACCACCGAAGGTTACACGAGATTGCCTTTCAACATTGATCGGCATTCTACTATCTTGCTCCTTCATAAGGTCGTTACTTACAGCTTCATCTCTTTGTTTATGTCTATTAGACATATACTCTTGACGTTGTCGCGCGATCTCTTCAGGTACCTTCGCAAGTAGAAGGCCACCTACCCCAATCACTCCCTTAAACTTGCCCTCATCGAGGACAGGATAATCAGATGCATTTTCGACTTCTTCAGCTCTAACTAATTCGTAACCTTCTCTAATTCGTCCAGTTACATTTTTAGTGTCTTGAAAGCCCATGCTCTCTGCTCTTATCCATCTATACCTGAATCCATCAGGTGCAGGGGGTGCATCTAGAGAAGATGGTGGAACCCACACTTTAGGTCTTTCAGACTTTGACCGTGTTTGGCTCGCACGAGAAGTGTTTTTATTTTCGTTTTCCATTTTACGCTCCTTCCGTGTTTTTTAATTGTTTTGCGTATTCTTCGAGTGGCACACCTAATTTTTTAGCTATTGCTACCTGTGAAGATGTGAGTCTCACAGTTTTGCGACCAGGCTTTACGCTTCTATTAGCTGAAGCCACTGTCTGAACAGGGGAGGCCGTTTGCTTTTGTTCAGTATTACCAAATTTATGCGGAAAGTCAACTCTAATACGTTTATCAACTTCTGCATAATACTCATTAGAACTAGGATCATACCCTTCTTTTTCAGTAAGATCCTTATGTATCTCAAAAGCAGTGTAAGTCATCGCTCTATCTGTACCAAACCATGAGTTTTTAGCAGCCCATGATTCAGCTCTAGGATCCATGTTTATTGGATCTTCAGCTTGAGGAATATTTACATTTCCACCTTGAGAAAGAGATACAGGTTTTTCATCCTGTATGTTTTCTTCTCTACCTTGTTTAGCTTGGTCAAGTTTTGCATTCTCAAATGCAAGAGTTGCAATTCTTTTGTTAGCTTCAACTTGAGCATTTGCATCACCAGATTCAATCGCTGCTGCTAATTCTTTTTGTGCAGCTTCTAAACCTGAAGATATAGTTGACTCAAATTTTTTGATATAATCAGAATCTGTTTTTTTAAATTTAGATTCTAATTTTAATCTTTTTTCTTCTACAGCTTTAGCATATTGAACAGCAGCCTGTTCTCTTCTTTCTGCTTCTCTCATTTTACGAGTTAGTTTCGCAATACGAGCTTGTACACCTTTACTGTAATCCTCTAATTCTCCATCTGATTTTTTTTCGTCTAACTTTGTTTCTCTTTCATTTTCAAATGATTTATCTGTTGTTTGTTCTTGTTCCGTGTTTTCTTCTAGCTGTTCAATTACAGCTTCATCTTTTTTTTCTTCAATATCTATTGTAGCATCAGGTCCTGATGTATCGATAGGTACTGTTTTTTTATCTTCTGGCATAGTTTACTCCTTCCTATGTTTAAAACTCATGCAAGATGTCCTCTGGACTATCAATTGTTGCTAACACTTCATCGTCGTTTAGCAGACGCATTTCCCCACCATCTATTTTAATTCGGCTACCTGCATATCTTGCAAACATAACCCAATCGTTGACCTTGCACCATGGACCTTCAGGATACCTCTCCTTATCCTTATAACATTGTGAACCCATGGCCATAACTAATCCTACTTGTGATGCAACTTGTTGTCGTTCTAAAGTAGTTTCAGCTAATACTAATCCACCTTTAGTTTTTTCTTTCATCTTAAAAGGTAAAACTAACATTCTCCAACCAGTCGGTTTAGGTAGTTTAGGTTCTTCTTTTTTCTCTGATTTTTTTACACCAATTAGATCATTGTTTGGTGTTAATATCGATGACTGTTCCTTTTCCATTTTGCTCCTTATCTTCTAGCAGGTTAGAGATTTCCTGTAGTGTTGCCTCATAGGCATTTATTTGTCCTATAATATACTTATAATCTTCCATACTGTCAACCCCACCTGAAGTGACTGATATTGAAAGTGCTTCTATTCTATTTCTTAAAAATCTTAAAGTTTTATTGATTACTGTTTCTAATTGCATTTAACATTTCCATCTTCTCCGTGCCTGTCTTATTCGTGAGTTAGGATCGTTACGAGTTTTTGCTGATGACCTTTTTAATTGTCCTAGTGATCTAG